AAAATAGTCCTTGCTTTTTCCTGTGGGTATGATATACTCATAGTATGGTTGTTTATACCCAATACGCATTTGACGTTGTTGTACCGAAAAATAGTCCTTGCTTTTTCCTGTGGGTATGATATACTCATAGAGTGGTTAACATCACGGAGGACCAATGGTAAAGAAGATTAGGAAGGCATCCAAGAAAGCTCAACATCCTGAGAAGGATACTGAGTTGCCCGAAGAAATCACCTTAGTTGAGGAGGGCGACGAATTAGATTCTTTGTATAGCTTGTTCGGTGTGGGAGAGGATACTGATATCGGGGCAGTGATGGACGGCAGAGTAGAATCTGAAGAGTGGTAAAGTAAACAATTTGGAGAACATAATGACACAAACACAGCAAGGAACACGAGCGGTATTTTCGTCATGGCTGTCTACAAAAAAGAGCATGACATACACAAAATATTGTGGTTTACCAACAGACAAGAAGCTGGCAATTCAGAAGGAATATTCCGGCCGAGGAAGGGAGTCAAACCGTGAGCCTGGACAAAGCAATTCGACACAAGAAGGAACAGCGGGAGCCGTATCGAAAGTCTAAGTCATTCGATAGTAGTTGCCGCAATCATGGGCGTTGCTCATGGTGCGTAAGTAACAGAACGGTTCACGACCAAAAGGCCGAATCATCTGCCAATGAAAGAGGAGAATTAGATTATGTCGATGAATAAGGAAATGCTTGCACCCAAGGAATTGACCTCCAAGGAACTCCAGGTGTTGGTCGATGAATATGTTGCCAACGGTGGCGTCATTACTCAGTGTGACCCGGGCGTGGCCCTCAATTTCAGGACTCCCGAAATCCCCAAGGTGAGCCGACCGAAGCATCTCAGGAAACCTGTGAAGAAGACCAAAAAGCCTGTCAAGAAGACGAAAGCGAAGCGATAATAAAAGACTTGACAAGCTTGACAAGTCAGTCAGAATTGTGTTATAATTCATCATGGAGAATATTATGGTACGTGGTAAGAATAAGAAATCGGGACAGCCAGAAAAACTTTTGCTTGTGTTGTTGGATGGGCGGGAAGTTCCCGTTGGGGAAATCGAAGCCCTTCTCGGTTCACAAGTTGTGCTTGCTCGCCTCTCTACCTACTTTTGGGAACTCCGAAAGAAGTTTGGTGCCCAGATCAAGACTAACAGGGTAGGTCGTAAGATCGTGTCCCATCAGCTTATCAATGTCGATGAAATGACCACCTACGCAAGGGAACGCAAACTCATTGCTCCGTTGCCTGTCGTGCTGACCGCCGATGATCTCATGGTTGCCGCAGGGTAAATATGGGACTGAGAATTGTCGCCCTCAGCGATACTCACGGGTATCATACTAGGCTCAAGGTTCCCGATGGAGATGTATTGATCCATGCGGGTGACTTTTCAATGCGAGCACAGCGAAGCCATGTCAGGGAGTTTGCTCATTGGTTCAAACAGCAACCCCACAAGCACAAAATCATTGTGCCGGGCAACCATGATGTGGCGTGTGACGGGCATCGTCTTTGGGCAGCAGAGGAATTCAATCCAGTCCAATACTTGGATCATGAGTCCTGTCTGATAGAAGGCTACACGGTGTTTGGTTCGCCATACACTTCTTCAATACAAGAGCCTTCGTATTGGTCCTTTGATTATCCTCGCTATGGGGCCCAGGCAAAGCATTTGTGGGGAACGGTGCCTGATCATGTGGATATCCTCGTGACGCACGGCCCCCCACACAAAATCATGGATCGTGTGCCATGCGCTGCCCCTGGGGAAGATCCGAATGTAGGTGACCCCTATCTCATGAGTCGAATCGAACAGATTCTTCCGCGTGTTCATATTTTTGGACACATTCACGAGGGGTATGGTTCCTTCTCAACCCCGGGGTTGACAACAAAGTTCTACAATGTCTGTGTCTGTGATGGTTACTACACGCCATCTAATCCTATCACTGTTATTGATCTATAAGGGGGTCCTATGCCATTCTATGTTGTTGAGAATACTGAAACCAAGGTCGTGAGTGATCTTCCACAGATGTCTTTTGTGGAATTACAGAAGTTCCTCACCGACAATCCAACCTATTCGCACGTTATTACACCGCCCGCGTTCGTCAAGGTGAACTAATGCGCTACGACATGAAGAACAAAGAGACAGGGGAAATTACTGAGCGGGCAATGCCTTACACTGATCTTGAAGGATTCTTGGTGAGCCACCCAGAACTTGAAGTGGTGTTTTTGTCCATGAACATCGGCGACCCTGTGATCTTGGGTGTCCAGCGGCCGCCGGCGGATTTCACGAACCATGTACTCGCTCCAATCGAACGTCGTTACAATAGCGGCAAACAGCGCGAGACTCGATTCGGTCGCAAGGCCCAGCAACTATAATGGAATTCAAGCACACTACCATCGCCGGGTTAGCCTATCAGTTACCTGCAAAGACCAGTATGACTGGGCGATGGTACACCACACCCGAGGGTAAAAGCTATCCCTCTGCTTCATCCGTTGCTGGTCTTCTAAACCGTGATGCGATTGCAAAGTGGAGAGCTAAGGTGGGTGCTGAGGAAGCTGACAGGAAGACGAAGAAGGGTGCCGACCGCGGTACCTACATCCACCTTCTCTGTGAGCAATACCTCCTCAATACCATGACACTACAGACCCGCCTGGGTATGATGCCATTCATGAAGGAATTATTCCTCCAATTGAAGAAAGAATTCGACAAGCATATCACCGAAATTTACTGCATTGAACAGGCCCTCTACTCAGATCGTTTGTGCATAGCAGGTCGGTGTGACGCTATCGTGATGTGGGATGAAATTCCTGTGGTCCTCGATATTAAGACCGCGGGGTATATCAAGCCCGAGGCGTGGATTCTCAACTACTTTGTTCAAACCACTGCCTATGCGGAGATGTTCGAAGAACGCACAGGAATTCAGATCAACCACGTTCTACTCGCCACGGCTGTTGAAGGTGAGATGTTTCCCACAATCACCCTGAAGAAGAAGGATGCCTATCTGCCCGTCCTGGATGATTGTATTGCGCGGTACTACTTGGAGCAAGACACAAAATGAAGAAATTTATGATTTTGCCATTCCTCTTCGCCCTACTACTTCCCCTCTTTCCTCTCTTGGAGATTGCAGAAGAGTTTGCCGAGTTGGTTGACCTTTCTCGTTCTGAGTATGTGATTCGTGACTTCAAGGTCGAACACACACTCCGTGAAGAGAGGTGTTTGACTGAAGCCATCTACTACGAGGCTGGAAACCAATCAGAAATCGGCAAAGAAGCGGTAGCCCTGGTGATTATGAATCGTGTGGTCCAATCCAACAGACCCAACACAGTCTGTGGAGTGATTACCCAAGCACGCACTGTCAATGATCGCAAGATTTGCCAATTCTCATTCTGGTGTGAGACGAAGTATAAGCCCAACAAAGTTCGTTGGGAAGAATCGAGAAATATCGCTCGTAGGTCATTGACAAATTACTGGAAACGTGATATCATATCACAATACGAAACGGCGACTTACTTTCACGCTGACTATGTAAAGCCAAAGTGGCACAAGCACAAGGAATACCTTGGCAAGATCGATAACCATTTATTCTATGGAGACAAACATTGAGGACCGATCCTGAAAGCGTGACATACATGGTGGTGATCGCCGTCGGCGATATCGCCCTGGCTGTAACCTTCGTATTGTTAGTGTTGACCAAGACTGTGACGTTCGGCATTTCAATCTTCAACCTTATAATGGGAGAATAATCATGGCAGAAAAAACAAATCCAGTTGCAAACTTGACAGAAGAACAGCGCACCATTCTGATGAAGACCTTCAAGGACTTCTCAGACAGCCATTTCCGCTCTGAGGCGGAGAGTGAATTTGTTCGTGAGTTGATCAAGAAGACCGCTGAGGACTTGACTATTCCCAAGAAGTTGATCGGCGTCATGGCGATGGTCTATCACAAGCAGAACTTCGATGAAGTGGTCGAAGAACATAAGCAGTTCGAACTGCTTTACAAGACCGTGGTCAAATAATGCCCACCAAAGATGAAATACGAAACTTCTCACTGATGTTGCGGGAATATGCTGAACGCAACAAACTGGGGTTGTGGGATGCCCTAAACCTTTATTGTGAGACATTCAATGTGGAGTCTGAAGTTGCTGCAAGTCAACTATCACGTGATATCCTCGCAGACCTCACAATAGAGGTTAGTGATTTGAACCTTCTCAAAGAACGAGGCAAGAAATCGGGTCGTTTAGAATTCTAATATGCGATATACAGGTCCCATGACGGGCTATGAAACATGTGTGATGTACATGGCCCTCAAACATCATTTTGATCCCTCCTCCTCATACGATTTTTTCAAGTATGAGGGGAGGCTCCGCTGGCTTACCCCTCAGAAGTACGAACTGCGCCCCGACAAGTGGTTTTGTCATGGTCTCTCGAAATTATATCCCGATAACGCAACTTGCTTATTCTTTCTCGCCTCAAACTTCTTTGAGGGGAACACCACCTGGGTTCGCGACCTTCTAAGTGAGGAGTCAAAGTTAATTTTCCAAGACAAACTCAAGATCAAAGAATCACTTGAGTACGAAGTAACCCAGGATCTCAACATTGC